AGGTGGAAATGCAACTGCAGAAGCAGATTTCTTTTTAGATAATATTCAAGGATATATCGGTGAAGCAATGCTTGTGCTTGACTGGGAATCTGGTGAGAATGCACAATGGGGTAATCCAAATTGGTGTAAAGAATTCTGTGACAGAGTGCACGCACGTACAGGAATCAATCCAGTAGTGTACGTACAAAATAGTGCAGTTGATCAAGTGGCAAATCTAACTGACAACGGATTGTGGATTGCACAGTATGCAGACAATAATCCTATGGGATGGGTTGAAAGTCCGTGGAACACTATCACAGTAAATCACATCATGCATCAATATACTTCAACAGGTAGAATTTATGGATGGAGTGGAAACTTAGACTTATCCTTATTCTATGGTGATGCAAATGCATGGTTGGCATATGCTGGCGCTACAGGACAACCTATTCCACAACCACAAGTGCAGACATACGAACAGCCATCCGTACAGTCTAGCGGTACAACATATATCGTACAGCCTGGTGATACATTGAGTGATATTGCAAGCATGTATGGCACGACATACCAACATCTAGCAGAAATCAATGGAATCACAAATCCTAACTTAATTAATGTAGGACAAGAAATTCGTATTGACGGAACTGCACCTACACCAAGCACGGAATACTACACAATTCAGCCTGGCGACACATTATCTGGTATTGCTTCTACTTACGGTACTACATGGCAATGGTTAGCGGAAGTAAATGGTATTAGTGACCCTAACCTGATTTTTCCAGGCAACACGATTCGTGTTAGATAGGCGGTGTTGCTATGGCACTAAGAGATTTGTTTGCATTGATTGAGTTTAAAGACTTTGTAAGTGCAGTAGTTTCTGTTCTGTTCGTTGGTTCTGTATTTATTCAGATTGCACCTATTAAGGTAAATCCATGGGATAAGCTTCTAAAGTGGGCAGGTGACAGAATCAACCATAATGTCAATCAAAAGATAGATACATTAGATAAAAAACTAGATGATCATATCGCAACCGATACTGCGCGTCGAGTTGATGACATTCGTAACACAATCTTAGTTTTTGCGAATGAGTGTTCAAGAGGGATTGTTCACAGTAAGGAACAGTTTCGGTTTATTGTTTCCAAATGTGACTCGTATGAACAATATGTTGAGGATAATCATTTGAAGAATGGTGTAATCACTGAAGCTACAAAACTAATCAAAGATACTTATCAGAATCATTTAAAGAATGACAGTTTTCTAAAATAGATTTCAACTATGAAAGCCTACTCTTTTTATAAGGGTAGGTTCTTTTTTGTATTTATAGCAATTGTTCGCCAAATTGTTCGCCAAAAGAACAAGAGAATAATAAAAACTCACTATTCAAGCGAGTTTCTCAAATATATTAAAGGGCGACTGATGATGTTTTCTCAAATATGATTAAATCGCCATCATTGATGTTTGCATTTATCATAGAATCTCCATGCGCATATTGTGCAAAATAGTCCTTCCTTGGATTAAATAAATTTGATGGGAGTGATACATAGTCGACAATGTTGTCGTCGACAAATCCGCCAGTGCCACAAGAAATAGAATCGTATAGAGGTACTTTAGAAATATTGGGATTAGTAAGAATATCAAAAATTGAATCATCATCTATTATTTCACCTGTAACATCTGACACACGTTTGCCAGTTTGCCATCCATTTTTTAAAATTCTACCTTTTCCATCAAGTTGAATGTCTATCATAAAATCATCAGTTATTTTCAATAATTGGTCTAATGTCATATCCATTGCTTTAGCAATGGATACTAAAGTAGGGATGCTTGGATTTTTTACTTCTTCTTTTTCTATATTACTAATATATTGGAATGAGCAAATCGTTCTTTCTGCAAAAGCACGCAACGATAAATTATGCTCGTGACGATAAGTCTTAATTAATTCAGATAATTTCATATGGTGCTACCCTCCCTTATATCCAATGCAATAATAATATACTAGTGTTCAAATTGTCAAAAATAATTGACAATTTTTTGTAAAATATAATTGACAGAGATTTTCTGTCTGATATAATTGACAACGTAAGGAGGTGATTAAAGTGCAATATAAAATAAAAGAATACCGTCTTTCTAAAAACATAACTCAAAGAGAATTGGCTGAGAAAGTAGGCTGTAGTAGACAATATCTTAATGAATTAGAGAATAAAGATATAAGAAATGTATCGTCACACTTACTTTTAAGAATTGCGAATGCATTAGATGTTTCAGTTGAAAAAATTTTTTTAGACAGAATGTCTGATATATCAGACTAATGTGTTCAATCAGTTAGAAAGGAGAAGATATGAAAATCGAAAACTGGAATGGTCATCGAATCAGATTCATAGAAATCAAAGGCGAATGGTTTGCAGTTCTGAAAGACGTGTGTGATGCATTAGGGCTCCGCTCGAAAAAGACGGTTGAACGACTTGAGGATGAGGCCCTTAAAAGGGGCGTCACGGTAGAAGACACAAGTGGAAGAATGCAGGAGATGATTTTAATCGATGAGTTTGGCATTTATGATACAATCTTCCGCTCGAATAAACCGGAAGCTAAAGACTTCAAGCGTTGGGTTTATGGCATGCTCAAAGATTTAAGAGAATCAACAGGCTTAAAAGGCTTTGAAGTGTTCAGAATGCTCGATAAGGAACATCAGAAAGAAATGATGAGAGAGCTTCAAAGCGGATTACGCCATCCTGTACGTGTCGATTATATCAAAGCAAACACCATTGCAAATAAAGCAATTAGTAATAAGCATGGCTTACCAAAGATGGTTAAAAAGGATGAAATGACACCTGAAATGTTAAAAGAGCGTGAGCCAATTCTTGAAGATACTGTCGACTTGATGAAGGCCAAAGAAAGATTTGAACTTAATGACCTATCTGTAAGCAAGAAGATTTATCAGATGTACAACTAAGAAATTTAAGAAAGGAGAAGATATGAATCAATTAGAAATGGTAGCTTTAGATAAATTGATTACAGATGTAACAGCTTTGAGAATTGAAATCGCTGAATTGAGAGACGAAATTAAAAAGCTTCATCATGATGATAAAGCTGAAAAAGAACTATTAAACTGTTATTTTCCACGAGGATAATTATTGGCTGCAATGTTTGAAAGACCTATGAAATTTATGTAAGCAACCAGTGCTTGAATATATTCTTTCATTTCAGGTATTCCCTCAGAAAGTTTAATTACCGTATGTGTTTGATCATTGCCAATTTCTTTAGTAGCAAAATAAAGTGCACGCATACGTTCATCTTCAATACGATTGATGGTTGCTCCTAAACTCTCATTCCAAATTTGTTCTTTATTTTCGGAATCTAAAAGTGAGCAATAGGACTTAACAAGATACTCGATAGCCTTACGATAGCCTGCACCACATATGGCTTTTAATCCAAGTGATTCAGCTTCTAAAGATTGGTTATAAACTTCAACAAAATCCTTTGAAACGGCATTTATGCGCTCATTAAATTGTTCGCCTTCAAAACCATTTGGAATAGAAGTTACATATCTTGAACTGTATTTTCCGTAATAGGACTCACCGAGTCGATATTTACTCATGAAAATGTTTCCACATGAGCATGAAAAGAGAACGGAAAAATATTGGTTGCTTGAATCATCCATATGACCATAAACAAAATTTGGTCTAACACGGGTATGACATACTGGGCACATTTCTGGATACGTAATTTCAACGTCTTTTCCATCATTGTTATAACCATAAATATAATGGTCGTTTTTAAACATTTTAGCCACCTCACTATTTAGCCAAATTATATCAAAGAAAGGATAAACATGAACGAATTATTAAAAATTAACACAACAGATTCAGAACGCATCACAGTATGAAACAGTATGGAATTACAGAGGGTGAAGACTTCAACCTGTTAAAAAGTTTGCGGGTTTAAAAATACATTACGGAAATGCAGATGTACTCATAAGTACATCCGTTAGAAAGTATAAAAATCATAGTTCTTTAAAAATTAAATAGAAAATCCATATAAAACCTCTTGACTTATCGTGCGTACAAATATTATATTATTTGTGCAGGCACAAAGTAGAAAGGAGGGAACGTGCCTAATAAAAAAATTGGCAGACCTAAGATTGAAAATCCAAGAACGGAAAGACTGTTCTTAAGGATAACAAAATCAGAGAAAGAAGAAATTTTCAAAAAAGCTGAAGAAAAGAAAATGTCGGTCACGGAATTTATTCTTTCTGCAATTAAAAAGGTCAAATAAAAATGATTAGCGCTAGAGCTTGCAGGCACAAAGGCGCTAATCATCGCATCATCCCATACGGGACAGGGTAATAATACCACGCCTCGTATGGATTTTCAAAGAACGAAAAATACATAGGAGGTTTTTTATATGGAACTAACACAAAAACAATTTGAAGAACTGAAACAACAAATCAAAGCAGAACTCACGCAAGAGATGGTGGGTCAACAAATGGAAAGACAGGTAAGCCCTGTTAGAAAGGCGATGAAAGCCGTTCAGTATGAGTACGATAAGAAAGTTCAAAAATTAGCTGGAAGCTATCAGTGGACGAATATACAACGTATTGCGTGCATGATGAACGGATATTCACAACAGAGATGGGTACAGAATTCAGATGCTGAAAAGGTAGCAAATACAGCAAAGGAACTATGTGAGCAAATTATCAAGGCACTTAAGGAACGAAAGGAAAGGATAGCATGAACAATTTACAGACATTTAGTTTTAACAATCAGCCAGTACGAACAGTACAACTAAACAATCAACCGTACTTCAATCTGAAAGATGTATGCGAAATTTTAGAACTATCAAATAGTCGCAAAGTTGTGGAGCGCCTAAACGAAAAGGGCGTAACTACTAGTGACACCCTTACAAATGGCGGAACACAGAAGATGACGTACATTAACGAAAGCAATCTATACAAAACAATCTTCCAAAGTAGAAAAGAAGAAGCGGAACAGTTTACTGAGTGGGTCACATCCGAAGTCTTGCCAGCAATCAGAAAGAACGGTGCGTATCTAACGGATGAGAAGGCATATGACATCACCCACAATCCACAGTCATTAGCAGATTTGCTTTTGCAAGCAGGTGAGCAGTTAAAGCAAAAGGAAATCATTATTCAAGAAATGAAGCCTAAAGCACTGTTTGCAGATGCGGTAGCACAATCGGACACTAGCATTCTTGTATATGACCTTGCGAAGTTGATTTGCCAAAACGGCGTAAAGATTGGTGGAAATCGCTTGTGGACATGGCTAAGAGATAACGGCTATATCTTCAAACACTCATGCGAGCCTACACAGAAGAGTATGGAAATGAAATTGTTTGAAGTTATTGAAAGAACCGTACAGAGAAGTGGACATGATCCAAAAGTTACACGCACAACGCGAGTAACAGGCAAGGGCCAGCAGTACTTTATCAACAAATTTTTAGGAAGTTAGAAAGGAGCCGCAATGAAAACAACAGCAACGCCGCAAGAGGTCATTGCTAAGACGTACCTGAGTATAACTGATGTGCAGATTCTGCTGGGTATGACTAGAGAACCGGCAAGACGATTATTTTATAAGGTCAAAAACAGTGAAAAAGAAAAACTTGGCGACTACGACGTATGGCCGAACATGATTCAAAAGGACAACTTATTGAAAGCTCTGCACATCTCTCGTGATGCACTGATTAAAGATTTAGAACTGCGAGAAGCAAATAAAAAAGGCGCAGTCTTAACAGGAACCAGCGCTTAAGTGACATCGGAAATATGTCACTACCATTTTATCACAGAAAGGTAGAAACAATGAAAAAGAATAAATTTAGCGACAAAGCATTCAAACTAGGTATTTGTCTTTTCTACGCAGCTTTATTTGTAAAGTTCATCACGTTCGTTCTAGGTATCGACTAATGGAAATGTATTGCGAACACTGTCACAGAACATTTGCAGATGATGATATGAAATGGAAAAAGGGATATCACGATTATTCTTATCGGACTTATCCAGTATGCCCATTTTGCTCATCGGAGGATATAGAGGAAAAAGAAGATGATACAGAAGATGAAGAGTGATCTAGTGATTATAGAAGAAGATTTCCCATCATTTATCACATCTGAAGAAGATAAATACGAAGAGATGTTTGATGAAGCAATGGAGAATGCACAACTCAATTGGAATAAGAAATACGAGGAAATCAAATGGAGAAATTAACACTTTATAAAAAGCCATTTAGCGGAGATCCAGCAAAGGATAGACATAAGTTTATCGGTGGCAGTGATGCCGGAACGATCATGAATGTCAATCCGTGGAAATCTCAATATGAATTATGGCTAGAGAAAACCGGTCAGCTTGAACCGGATGATATTAGCGATAAGCTGCAGGTTTGGTTTGGCACAGAAGAAGAGGAAATCGTAGCTAAGCGCTTCTGCCTAGAAACGGGTAAATCAGTGCGACGTTCCAATATGACATACCTATGTAAAGAATATCCATTCCTAGCCGGACATGTTGATCGTATGGTCGTTGGTGAAAATGCTGGATTGGAATGTAAAACAACGTCGGCATGGAATAAGACGGCGTATCAGGACGGAGAGATACCTCCACAATACTACTGGCAGTGCATGCATTACATGATGCTAACAGGATGTGAGAAATGGTACATCGCAGTAAAAAAAGACAATACACAATTCCATATCTTACAGATTGAACGAAACGACGATCATATAGACGCATTATTAAGCGCAGAGAGAGCGTTTTGGGATTTGGTGGTAAATAATACTGCCCCAGATATAGACGGCTCAGAAAGCACGTCTAAAGCTCTCCAGAAACGATATTCAAATGATACACAAGATGTAATTGATTTAAGCTACTCAAGCACGGTTACACAATGCTTACAGTCAATTCAAGAAGTGGACGTACAGATAGATGCTTTAAACAAAATTAAAGCAGAGTATCAGAACAAAATCAAAGCAGAAATTGGTGACCATGAAGGCGGATTCACATCCGCGTACAAAGTTTCATGGAAAACGCAAAACAGATCATCAATCGATGCCAAGAGTCTAGAGAGTGACCATCCGGAGATTTACCAAAAATATCTAAAAACAACTCAATCAAGAGTATTTAAAATTACAAAAATTAAGGAGAAAACATTATGACAGAAATTAAAGCAGCTAAGGCACCAGCAACAGTAGCAAAAGCTGGAGTATCAACACAAAATAAAACAATCAAAGACTACATTACAATCATGAAACCGGAGATTGAGAAGGCTCTTCCTTCAACGATTACTCCAGAGCGTTTTACACGTATTACATTATCAGCAGTTTCTAATAATCCGAAGCTGCAGGCATGTTCACCATCAACGTTCTTATCTGCGATGATGCAGAGTGCACAATTAGGACTAGAGCCTAACACACCTTTAGGTCAAGCATACTTAATTCCTTATGGAAATAGTTGCCAATTTCAGCTTGGATATAAAGGATTGTTACAGTTGGCATATAATTCAGGACAGATTAAAACTATCCGTACAGAAACAGTATATGAAAATGACGAATTTAAGTATGAGTTAGGGTTGCACTCTGACTTAGTGCATGTTCCAGCAATGAGCAATCGTGGAAACCCTACTGCATACTATGCGGTTATTGAGTATACAAATGGTGGATATGGTTTTGAAGTAATGTCTCATGATGATGTATTAAAGCATGCTAAGAAGTTTTCAAAAACTTTCAATAATGGGCCATGGCAATCAGACTTTGAAAGCATGGCAAAGAAAACAGTTTTAAAACAAGCTTTAAAATATGCGCCACTTTCCACAGAGTTAGTTTCAAAAATCAATACGGACGAAACAGTTAAATCCTCGATTTCTGATCATATGGAAGAAGTTAAGAATGACATTGACTTATCACAAATCATCGATGCAGAAACCGGAGAAATCAAAGAAGGAGATAACGCATAATGATAACAATTAATAAGAAAATTGATAATGTCACATTTTACGATTTAATATCAGCAAATCAATCTGAAATTAATAATATTCTTGATAACGCAATACAAGACTTAACTGAAGACACAAAATCTGAATATAAAGATCCATATGCACCACGAAAATTAAAAATCGAATTACAGCTAATTTATAGATCACAGGAACAATTAAAAATAGATTGGAAAATTATACCACAGCCTGCACCGTTTGACCGCACACCGACAAGCGATGCACCAGAAGGGCAATTTACAATCAGTGATTATGAAACAGGTGAAATCTATGAATGACATCATCATTACAATTCCAGGTGAGCCAAAGGGAAAAGGGAGACCACGTTTTACAAAGCGTGGTTTCACTTATACCCCAAAAGATACTGCAGATTATGAGCGAAAAGTTAGATTCTGTACACAAGAATCATTGCCGATTGGATATGAGCCAACTGATACAGCATTAAAGGCTCAGATACTTGCATACTTTCCAATTCCAAAATCATTCTCAAAACAAAAACAGCGTGATGCGATTGCATGTAAGCTACTGCCAACTGTTAAACCTGATTCAGATAACATTGCCAAAATTATTCTCGATAGCTTGAATGGCTTAGCATTCTTGGATGATAAGCAGGTAACAGAGTTGTATGTATATAAAGCGTATGATGACAATCCAAGAGTTGTAGTTAGATTGTCAGAAGCAAATAAGGAGAGTCACCAATGATTAATAGTGTAGTTTTGGTCGGTAGACTGACACGTGATGTTGAAGTTCGTAAGACAGTTAGTGGCTTATCCGTTGCAGCATTTACTGTTGCATGTGATAGACGATTATCGCAAGAGCAGAAGAATAATGGCGCACAATCAGCAGACTTTATTAACTGTGTAGCATGGAGAGGAAGTGCTGATTTCTTAGGTAAGTATGCACGCAAAGGTGATACGGTCGGTGTTGAAGGAAGACTTCAGACACGCAGCTATGATCGTGATGGTCAGATGGTGTATGTAACAGAAGTATTAGCAAACTCAGTTAACTTATTGCACAGTAAGCAAACAGTACAATCTCAAGAACAAGCATCATATGAACCACAACCAACGCAGGAACAAAAACCACAGCAAATGTCAGACTTTGATTGTCTTCCTAATGTGGAAGTGAGTTCTGATGATTTACCGTTCTAAGAGGTGAAGTATGAGTAGAAATGATAGTGGATGGATTAAGGAACATCGTTCGCTACTGAATTGGCGATGGTTTAAAGACCCTAATACTGCGCACTTGTGGCACTATCTGCTATTGCGTGCTAGTTGGCTGGATGAAGAACAAGAATTTAGAACAATCAAAATAAAAAAAGGTCAAGTTCTTGAATCCTTACCATCGCTATCTAAAAATACAGGCTTAACATGCAGGAATGTACGCACTTCACTAAATCACCTAAAATCGACAGGCGAAGTGACAGACGAACTGACAGTGTGTGGAAGGCTTATAACGATAGTAAATTACGCTAAATATCAAGCAACAGATACGCAGAGTGACAGACTATCTGACAGACTATCTGACAGGCAAGTGACAGGCAAGTGACAGGCAAGTGACAGCAATATAAGAATATAAGAAAGATAAGAATATAAAGAAGTATAAGAATACTAAGAAATATAGATATATAAGTAGTGCATACATATATAAGAAATATAAATAGTGTGTGCTGACGAAAGTTGCAACTTTTATCTATATTAGGAGGATTTTCGGAAATTGGAAAAAACACAAGTAAGAAATCTACTGAAAACTTTGCGATTGAGATATCCAGAGTACTACGCAAGAAAAACAAAAAAAGAAATTATTGATATTTTTAACTCTTTTGTAGTCACACTTGCAGATGTTGATCAGATTGCAGTAGCAGGAGCGTTAGATAGTTACTTCAAAAGTGGCAACTCAAACTATCCTCCTACAGCTGCACAATTAAAGTCAAAGGTCATGGCAATGCCTGAGTATATGTGGGGGCAGATGCTAGAAGAAAAACAACAGCCATTAGCAATAGCTGGAACACAGAGAACAAGAAGAGAAATATTGCAAGATTGTGCTGTACTGATTGCAATGTATGACGCCGATACGAAAGAAGAACTAATCGAATGGTGGAACACATACGCAGATCCAGATAATCCACTAACAGATGAAGAAATAGAGAAAGTGTGGGAACACAAAAATGAATTTAGATAATGGAAATATTAAAAACATCAAAAAAATACTACATGAAATTGAGTTGATAAACCTTACTCTCAATGATTTAGAAGCAGTTGAAAATGACACTTGCAAGTTAGAACTGAAAGGAAAAATGACCTTTATTGCACTCGAAGAAGAAGAAAAAAAGGATATTCTTGCAAAAGTACGTACTCGGCTTGAATACGATAAGTCTCAACTTGCGAGTGCGCTTGGTGAATATGTGGATCATAGTACAACGGATTGGAGTGAAGAATATGGAAATCAATAACGAAAATAGAAAATGCATATTCAAAAAAGAAGTATATACATTTCATGGTTTTTACCAGGAAAGCAATGTAATTCCTCCATCACCATTAGTGGGTGGACATGGTGGCGGTGTAATCGCCTATCCAGTTGCAATTATTGAAGATAAAAAAGGAAAGTTGATGGAAGTTGAAGCAACATCTATTCGATTTGTGGAGGATAAACAATGTTTCTAACAGGAGCAGTATGTTTTGTACTAGGCTATTTTTTCGGAATCGTTGTAACTAGCCTAGCTAGATCAGCAGGAGACGGAGACAGATGAGTCAGTATAAAGAACTTAAAAAGCTAAAAGACCAAGGTCGAGAGCTATACGAAAAAATTGAAGCAACAAAGAAAGCCATGAGAAACAATCAACATACGGAAATAAACAGCTTTGATTTATTTCTAATGGAACAGAAGTTCAAGAGGATTGTTGAGAAGCTGTTGAAATATGATGACTGTATTTGAAGCAATTGAAACACCGATTTTTTCAATAGAAGACCTTAGAAAGATTTTTAAAACGGAATTATCGCTTCTTCAAGCAAAGAAAAAAATGTATGGAAGGGAACCATACGAGGAACAGATAAAAGCAGTCGAGACCGTTAAAGGTCTAATCGAACAAGCATTCATGGAAAGAAGAAATAAACTTTAGGAGGGCTAACGAAATGCCAAGAAATACTTTGATGGATTTGAACAACCACCTTTTCGCAGAATTAGAAAGACTAGGCGATGAGGATCTAACGCAGGAAGAGCTTGAAAAAGAGATAGCAAGAGCTGATGCAATCACAAAGGTAGGAAGCGTACTAGTTAACAATGCAAAGACAGCATTAGAGGCGACTAAAACACAGCTTGAATACGGAAGATGCAATAGCATACAGATTCCGGAGATGCTACTAGAGAACAAGAAACATGAGAAGCAATAGAGTGTTCACTAATGAACAAGAACAATGGATCTATGACAACGCTAAAGGGACAGGAAATGTAGAACTGACCAATAAGTTTAACGAACACTTTGGGGAGCAACGTCAAGTCAAGCAATTTAAGTCATGGAAGGCAAATCATAAAGTTTCTAGTGGCTTAACTGGTTGGTTTGAAAAGGGCAGAGTAGACAAACATAAAGGCGATCACAGTTTCAGAATTCCAAATAGTGAGCATTCAAGATTTAAAAAAGGGCATTGTCCTAAGAACCATCTTCCAGTAGGAACTACCGTCAAAAATACAGATGGATATTTTCAAACAAAGGTGGCAGAGCCAAACAAGTGGAAGCTGACACACAGACTCATCTGGGAAAAAGCCAATGGCCCTATTCCGAAGGACTACACCGTAACGTTCTTGGATAAGAATAAAGAAAATTTGGAACTGAGTAATCTAGCACTCTTATCGCGAAGAGCACAGCTTGTCGCACAGCATCATTACGGGCTGTCAGAAGACCAAGAGATAAGCAAGTCGGTGATTCAATTAAGCGAGCTACAAGTAAAGCGAAACAGCCTGCATAAAAGGTTGAAGGAGGACAACAAATGAACTACGAAGATTCATACAGAGAAGACCTACAAGTGATTGACAGAGAATTAAGAAATCACTACGAGTACAGACGTCAGCTTGAGACTGTGAACGAGCGCATTGCAGAAATCGATGCACAGCTTACTTCAATTGGGAGTCCTAGAATTATGAGTACAGATGAAGCTAAGTATCAGAAGGGCACTAGGATTTATAGCGATATTAACATGTTGGAATTGTTCCAAGAACAAGACCAGTTAATCAAGCAGAAACAAGACCTGTTATACTTGATTAGCCGTGTGCAGGTGAAACTCAACAAGTTGGATGAAGAAGACATGCAACTAATCGAGCAGAGGTACAAGTACAAGAAAACTTTAAGGGAGTTGGCACAAAATATGTACAACGGAAAGAGTACTATGTCTAGGCGGTTAGATGATATACTGTTGAAATTAATCTGAAAGTGGGTGATAATGTGAAAAAGCATATTAAGGTGATGATAATGAATACTGAAAGTATGAAGATTCGCATTGGTGGAGACAATGATATCGATTTGGAAACTTTGACAAACACGTTAAGCTCTACAATAGAAGCGTTAAAACTTATTTCGGATGATGTTCTTGATGATAAAGACTATTGTAAATTTGTCGTAAAAAATGTCGAAAGAGGCAGTTTTGTATTAGATATTCAGACAGTTAGCGCTATAGGAACAATTTGTTCAACAATTTTAGGGCCTACCAAAACTGCTTTGGAAACATTTAAAGCATATTGGGATATTAAAACAATACTAAAAGGAAATAAGCCTAAGAGTATTGAAAAAAATGGTGACTATGTAACGATTAATGCGTATGATAACGCACAAGTGACAGTAACAAACAATGTGTATAATTACTATATTGGAAATCAAAAAATGGAGAATTCGTTATCAGGGATTGTAAAAGCTGTCGAAAGAGACGAAGCAAGAACCTCTATCTCTTATGATTTTGATAACGGTGAAAGCGTGTTTATTCCTAGAGACCAATTTAAGCAATTGTCAACACCAATGGACGTTAGATTAATCGAAGATGAAGTGCAGTCTAAATCGACTATTAGTCGAACTATAGTAAATGTAATAAAACCTGATTTACAAAATAGTACGAAGTGGGAACTTGTTTATAGTGGTGACAGTATTAAAGCGGATATTGCTGATTGCGACTTTTTAGAGGCTGTTCATGCAAAATTTGTTGAATTCACTTCAATGCAGGAGATGGATGTTGATATTGAGGTAACTTTTTTGGTTGATAAGAATGGAGTTCCTAAATCAAATTCTAAGAGAAGCTTCACAATAAAAACTGTTTATTCATGCGGCAAATATAAACAGGGTGATTTCAAACAACCTACTCTTTTTGATGATTAATTTAATTTTGGGACATGTCCCACGACTTTTGGGTGTATAATGGCGTTAGGCGAAAACCATAGGCAGAAATGCTTATGGTTTTTTTCTTATGTAGATTCGAGACTATCAGTGCTTTTCTCTAAAATCCTCCTTTTGCTTATTTTCAAAGTACTCATATAACCTCATACACTGATAGTTTCCAATGTACATAAGACAAGAGAAAGGAATAAAAAATGGGACAGGGTAAATACGCAAGAAACAGGCCGGACAAAGACGGAACATTCAGAGCTGCGTTTGATAAGAACAAAAAGACTATATACGCAACACAGACAATATGTGCTATATGTGGAAAGCCTGTAGACTTCTCACTGAAGTTTCCTGATCCGATGAGTCCGACGGTAGACCACATTATTCCAATATCAAAAGGTGGGCATCCATCTGATTTACAGAACTTGCAGCTTGCACATCTATCATGCAATCGTGGCAAGTCAGACAAAGTTATTAACAAAAAATACATAGCGGATAAGAGCATAGATAACAGGGTTTTACCACAGTCAATGGACTGGAAAGCGTA